GGCTAGATTTTAACTTTTAGCTCTTTTATGCTAGAGTAAAAATTGCGGCACGGGAGAGTAACGCTAAGGGCTGGGCAGAAATGTCCAGCCCTCAAATAAAGAAAGACGGAAAATGAAAATTTTTATAGCAACACCAATGTACGGTGGAATGTGTACTGGACAGTATGCTTCTGGACTTGTTGACCTCATTGCGTTACTAAGTTCTAAAGGTCACAAAGTTATTTACTCTAAGGTCTACAACGAAAGCTTAATTACCAGAGCCAGAAATACGTTGGCTAATGAATTCTTAAAGACAGATGCCGACTACATGCTTTTTATAGATGCTGACCAAGGATTTGTCGCTACTGAAATAGAAAAAATGATTGACTCTAACGTTGAACTTATCGGAGCTATTTATCCTATGAAAAGTATCAACTGGAGTAGAGTCGTAGAAGCCATACAAGGCGGTGCAAAAATTGAAGACTTAGAAATTTATACTGGGTTCTTTTCCGCAAATTTAAAGTCTGAAGAAGGCGAAACTATAACCATAGCTTTGGATAAGCCTCTTGAGGTAGACAACGTTGCTACTGGAATGATGCTAATCAAAAGAGAAGTGTTTGAAAAAATGCTTCCTACTGCTGAAAGATACGCTCCTGCCACCTCTAGTGGCTACATTAATTTTGAAGACAGAGTTGGAGAGTTTTTTAAGACTGATATTGATGAGCGTGGAGTTTTGCTATCTGAAGATTACTACTTTTGCAAAAAGTGGGAAGAACTTGGTGGCAAAGTTTATGCAGCTCCTTGGGTTCAGATTACGCACTTTGGGTCGTATGAATTTAAGGGTAGCTTTGCTAAATCAATAATTATGCAATCAAAAATAGAAAAAGAAGCTGAATCTAAGAAGTAGCGTTATCGTAAATGTTTTTTACGGTAGTAGCGTACCACTTAGTCTTATTTTGAGTATTTATACCGTCGCTGTTTAAACCATCTGCTATGGCTCTATAACTTTTGCCAGCCTTATGTTCTTTAACTATTCTTTCTTTTATTTCTTGAGAAGTTTTGTTTTTAGGACCCATGTCCACTCCCCAAACTACGCCGCGCTCACGCCTATCCTTGTGGACATCTTTTTGACGCTCAGAAATAATGCCTCTTTCCATTTCGGCCAAGGCGCTCATTATGGTAACCACAAAAATTGAAGAATAAGAAGAAGTGTCTAAGTTCAAATCCAACAAAACTAAACGCCATTTATGTTGCCTAGAATGGTCTACTATTAGTAAAAAATCTCTAGTAGAGCGAGCAAGCCTGTCAATTCTTGTTACAAAAAGTGCGTTAGCTTCTCCAGACTCTAATCTAGATAAAACTTTTCTTATTGCTGGACGTCCGCTAATAGATTTTCCGGAGCGTCCTTCTTCTTTCACTAGCTCTGTTTTAGTGTAGCCCGCAGCTTCTGCCGCTTGTCTTAAAGTTCTTTCTTGTATTTCTAAAGATACGCCGTCTGTCACCTGTAACTGCGTCGACACTCTGGCGTATAGCAGTGCTAGTCCTTCTTCACTCATACCCCAATTATACCCCCAAATGAAAACCCGCCCGTAACTGGTGCTACGAGCGGGCTTTCTTACGAAAGGAGTTGTGCGACAGAATGAATAGTAATTCAACCTGACGTTTAAAGTTTAGCACATAAATTAAGAAATTCCGATGAACTCGTGAGAATAGCTCCAACGGTTTGGGTCTATGGTCCATCGGTGTATTTGTTTATTGTTAGAGCCGTCTGGCCTTTTCATGTGATTTTTGGATGTTGGTTTCCAAGCACTTGCTTGGTCTCTGTATCCGCCCAGTCTTGGGTGGCTAGTTTTTGAGAAGTATCTTTTTCCGTTGTCTATGTAGTGTTGGGCAACTACTTCTGACAAACGAGGTCCCAATCCTAAGCCTTGATAGTCGGGGTGGATAACTAATCTATGCTCTCTAAAAGCTTTCTGTACCGTCCCAGATGGGTAAGCCATAGTGGCAACAAACCCTACTACTTGTCCTTCCCAGATGCCCACATAGCATCGTGCTGAACGGTTGAGCGATTCGGTGAGATAGTGATACTGAGAGAAGTGCTCCCAAAGCGCGTTTGAGCAAGGACGTATTTCGAGTACCAAGTCAGGTCGATGAAGATACCTTTCTGAGGTCCATTCGCCACGGTCAGTATCTATCACCCAATCTGGCTCAAGGTACTCAAGGATGTCTCTATGCACGGTTGCTAGAACTATTCCTTTTACATTATTTTTGCGTACGTATCTAACCATTGCGTTTGATGCAGCCTTAGCGACGTTTCTATCAATAACCGAAGTAAACTCATCTATTACAGCGCCGTCATGTAACGAACGTGCCAAGTTAGCTCTAAATTGTTGACCGTTAGATAAAACGTGAAATGGCTTTACCCACTCTGGCACTGACATTAGTCCAGAAGCTGAAAGTTTTTCGTTGGCGTCTACTGGTGTCTCGAAGTGTGAAGCTATAGAGCCACTACCCCAAATTGGCTTTTCTGGCTGTCCAAATGACTTTAGTAACGTCGACTTACCTGTACCAGATGCCCCAACTATTACTCCTATGCCAAAATCTGTAGGCAAGTCTTTTGGCAGTAAATAAGGATAAAAACTTTCGGTTCCATCTGATAAATAGTCAAATGGCTTAATTAGCTCAGCGGTGAGCTCATCCATTTCTATTTTAGAAGTAAGCGGTTCTGTAGAGCGTTCTAACTTATTCCAATCAGTCATTTCTTTTTAACATCCCTACTCTTTGAAGAAACTCTTTAACATTTACCAATCTACCTATACTTGCTTTACTGTGTAAATTACTTATTGGTTGGTGAGTTTCTCTAGGATTCATTTCTCTCATCTCTTGTTTGAGTCTATCTGTCTTTACCCAAATAAGGACGTCGCCGTCAGTAGATGACTGTACCCACCACTCGGATTCTGTAATGTTTATCCCAGACTTAACTTTGTCACTAGCATCTGGCTGTCTATAAGACCAAGTCTCAACATACCAATTGCCAGTCTCGTTAGTTCTATAATCGGTTTTTACCTCTACTTTTCCGCTAACTAGGGAGTTATAGGCTTCTTCAGTGGAGTTTTCTCCTACTTTGCCACGTTCTAAGTCAATGTCAAAGTGAGGCTGATTCTTTCCGTCATTTGTCATAGAGCAATTCTATCATTAAACGGCTTGAAACTCAACTAGCCTCTAAGCTTGCTTTTATTATGTCACTATGCTAGGCTATACAAGACAAGTCTTAGGAGACGAAAAATGAGCGACAAAACTTACCACTTTATGGCTGGACTTCCACGTTCTGGGAGCACGGTTCTAGCTGCACTGCTAAACCAAAACCCCAATATTTATTCCAGCCCGCAAACTGACTTAATTGGAATGCTTTATGAGCTCAATGAAAAAATACCAAGTTACGAGTCCTTTAAGGCTGGGCTATTTCATAAAGGCTATGAAAACGTGATGAATAGCGTTAAAGACAATTTCTACGCTCACATTGAAAAGCCAGTAATTATTGACAAAAATAGAGGTTGGGGAACTCCTTATAACTTCACTAATCTATCTCCATACGTTAACGAAAACGGAAAAGTTATTTTAACGCTTCGCCCGATTTTAGAAGTATTAGCTTCTTTTGTAAAAATTTCTAAAAAGACTCAAGAAATTACGGGTCATCTTCCATATCTTAATCAAGACATGTGGGTTACAAACTACAGGACAGAGTCTGATGCACAAGTTGACAATCTAATGCAGTCCAACGGTGAGATTGAAAGAGCTATTTTTTCAATTGCCAACTTGCTAAAAAATCACGGCGACAGAGTTTACGTAGTTTGGTTTGATGATTTGTTGGATAATCCGCAGCACATCATGAACGGTATTTACGACTTTTTAGGAGTAGACAGAAGCGAACATAACTTTAACAACATCAAAGAAATTGACAAGCATGATGACCTTAGCGGTTACGGAATAGCTGGTCTTCACGACGTTAGTAAAAAGCTAAAAAGACCAGCGACAAGGCCAGAAGATTATCTATCTGATTACGTTATTAAAAAGTATGGGAACGCTTTAGATTTCCTCTGGAAGTAATAGCCAAGAAGTAGTTTCTTCATCCCAGTAATAGTAATCATCGGTAGGTTGAGGAACTGGCGGTTTCCAGTCAAAGTTCTCATCCAACGTCCAACTAGGGTACGGCTGAGTTTCTATAAAAACGTCAGCGTCTTCATCGTATTTATACCCAATTGCAGCAAATTGCTTTCTAAAGTTTCCATTATAAGAAGTTTGGACCCAACGCCCACCTAAATTAGCAACAAACCAGTCATGCCCTTCGTTAGGTAAATTGTTGTCGCCAACAAGAACTCTTTTGACTATGTTGTTTTCATCTAATTCTGCAAAATGACTCATGCTGCGTACCTAATCACGAATATACCTGAACCGCCAGCGCCTCCATAATAAGCAGTACTAACGCCACCGCCAGTACCACCACCGCCACCACCGCCAGTATTAGCTGTACCTGAAGTGGCAGCGCCATTAAGCCAAGCGCCTCCACCGCCTCCACCAAATCCACCAGGTTGTTGACCATCATTTTGACCGCTGGCGCCACCGCCACCGCCACCAACGTTTCGGAGAAGAAAAGTGTCTCCACGACCAGCGCCTGCAGAGTTGTAAACAACTGAACCAGCACTGCTTTTACCACCACCACCACCACCAAAACGGAAAGCACCAGAGTTTCCACCATTGTTACCCTGTCCTGCAGTTCCAGCACCACCACTTGAGCGACAGCCACCACCGCCAGAACCACCGCCGCCTCCAGCTTGATAATTGGCACCGCCGCCACCGCCACCACCAGTAGCAGTTTGACTCAATCCAGTAGTATCTGAACCACCGTTGCCACGACCAGTTGTAATCTTTGTAGCCCCGCCAGCTCCCACAGTTATGGTGTAAGAGCCGGGGGTTACCGAGGCTAGGGTTGGGGCTATGACACCACCAGCTCCTCCTCCTCCTCCTCCTGTGTTGGAGTTAGTCCAGCCACCAGCGCCACCACCAGCGACTATAAGAGTATCAACGTTAGTTAGTGTACTTATTACCTGAAAAGTTCCTGAGCTTAAAAAAGTGTGGTAGACAAATCCGTCAACTAACGTGATGTTTCCACCAACAGCCTTTGACGTGAATTGAGTTGTCACTCCAAAAGCGCCTACCATAATTAAGCGGTTGGATTTAATAAAATTATTGATTGCAGATTTATTTATAGAGCCAAATGCCATAATTACCCCTAAACGTCGACTTGTGAACCAAATACTGAAAAACTCAAATCAGTATTTGAAGCTCGTACTGTTATTACGTCGGTTGCAGTTAAGGTAATTCCTATTGTTAGGGTGATAGAGTCGTTGCTTGCTACAGCAGCGTCAAAAGCAATGTAGTGTTGATTTGCTATAGTTGCGCCCGCTGGCCTAATTGCAATTCGGTAAGTAGCAGCTGTAGCTCCTCTGTTTGCAACTACAATTGTAGAAACAATTGTGTCTTTTCCAGATGGTACAGTGTAAAGATTTGTGTCAGTAGTTGCAGCAGGTGCAGATTGTCCTAGTACTAAGTATCTTGTTGCCATTTAGGCTCCCATCAATAAGAATGAACTAAAGTTTGGTTCTCCAGCAGGACCAGTAGGTCCTGTAGCTCCATTAGCGCCGTTTGCCCCTGTTGCACCTGTCGCACCATTTGAACCCGCAGGTCCAGTAGGCCCTGTAGGGCCAGAAATAGCAACTGATTCCCAAATAGAGCCAGTCCACTTCCAAGAGCGATTTCCAACTACGTGGACATCTTCTACCGTGGGCGAATCAGGAAAATTTATGGCGGTCATTGCTCTATTCTACCTTATTTTTGTTGCTCTAAGTATTAAGCGAAACTTACGTTTCCTGTACCAGCTGTGATTGTTGTGACTTTGTTTGAACTGACTGTTGTGGTTGTTCCTGTAAGTCCTGCACCAATAGTTATTGTTCTGGTGTTTGGGTAGCGAATAATTACGACTCCAGAACCCCCATTGCCGCCACTGCCACTGGTGCGTCCGCCACCGCCACCACTACCAGTGTTTTCCGACCCACTAGCTGTAGCAGTGTACCGACCACCACCACCTCCACCACCGCCTGAACCGCCTCCACCACCATCAGCAAATGAGCCACTACCACCGCCACCACCGCCACCAGCTCTAACTATATTCGAGCCGTCGATGTTGCTAGATTGACCAGAACCACCAGAACCGCCATTACCACCGCCGCCTGCACCAGCACCACCAGCACCACCGCCACCGCCTCCTTGTAGTGCGTTTGCACTACCGCCAGCGAAACCCTGTCCAGAAGTTCCATTTGCACCAGCTTGACTTCGACTAGCACCACCACCAGAACCACCAGCACCAGGACCTGTAAAACTTAGATTTCCACCATGACCACCTCCATTAGAAGAGATTGTGTCAAACACACTAGCATTACCGCTAGTGGGGCTACCAGCACCGGCTCCACCGGCACCAACTGTCAGTGTGTAATTTATGGAAGTTTTCGCTGTAAATGCCGCTTCGGCTAAAGCACCGCCACCAGATGTCTGACCAACAACATTAGTTCTAAAACCACCAGCACCACCAGCACCAGCTCCACCGCCAGCACCACCACCAGCAATTACAAGATACTCAACTGGTACTGACACGGCTCCAGACGATGCAAAAATTCCAAAAGGAATTAGCATTAGTTAGGCTCCTAGGTCTCCTACTAGGTAGTAGGCTCCGCCCAGTTTGGAAATTGTTGCTCCAGAGTACTGCTTATTAGTCTTAAGCTTTGCATCAACTGAGTTAATAGTAACTCCAGAACCAGCAAAGGTAATTTGACCAGCTCCAGCTTGAACAAAGTTAACTGACTCACCGTTAGCCAAAACGTCTGGAACTGTAATAGTCAGCGCCGAACCAGTCGAACGGATGAAAGTATTTTCATCAGAAGACTGTAGGGTGTAGTTAGCAGACTTGTCAGTGACAGTTGTAACAATTGCACTAGCGTTTATGCTTGTGACCGCTGGTCCAGTAGCTCCAGTTGCACCTGTAGCACCAGTAGGTCCAGTTACAGTGCTTGCTGCACCAGTTGGTCCAGTTGCACCTGTAGCACCAGTAGGTCCCTGAGGTCCAACAATCTGTCCTACATCATCGAACGAGCTTCCATTCCAAACATACAAGTTTCCATCAGAGTCAACAATGTAAGCATCGTTAACTGAGTTACCTGCGGTTGGAAGGCTTCCTACGTTAGCAACGGAACCTGCAAAGTGGATGTCAGTTCCTTGAGGTCCAGTTGGTCCTGTAGCTCCTTGAGCACCAGTTGGTCCTGTTACAGTGCTTGCTGCACCAGTAGCACCAGTTGCACCAGTAGGACCAGTTAGTCCTGTGGCACCTGTCGGTCCAGTAGGACCAATCAAACTTGTAGTGGTCTCAACCCAGAAGTTATCGTAGTAAATGTACTTACGGCCATCTTCTGAGTTAAACCAAGCATCTCCAAGTTGCGGGCTTGCAGGTGGGGTAGCCGAAACAATGTAAACACCGTCAGCACCTGTAGGTCCAGTTGCACCTGTTGCACCATTAGCACCAGTAGGTCCAGTAACACCTTGCGCACCAGTAGCACCAGT